ATTGCCGGACAAGAAATACTACAACCGCCTGACAGGGGACTTCGGCGCCCTGGAGAGCAGCTGGAGCGGCAGCGCGAAGATTCAGGACGGCACCTACGGGGGGGAGGCGGCCAAGGGCAACACCATCACCGCCGCGGGGGCAGGGGCGAAGTTCCGCGCGGGGGACGCGGTGACGATCACCGGCGCGGCGGCCCATCCGGAGAACAACAAGACCGCCGTCATCCGGGAGATCGACGGAGACAACCTGCGCTTCTATGAGAACACCTTCACGGCGGCGGAGGGCGGGGACACGGAGACCCTGCAGATCAGCCGCACGGCGCCGGACATGGACTATATCTGCGAGAACGAGAACCGGCTGTGGGGCTGCAGGGGAGACACCATCTACGCCAGCAAGCTGGGGGACATCTTCAACTGGAACGTGTTCGACGGCGTGGCTACGGACAGCTACAGCGTGAATGTAGGCAGCGCGGGAGACTTCACCGCCTGCTGCAGCTACCTGGGGTATCCCTGCTTCTTCAAGGAGGAGCACATCTACAAGGTGTACGGGGACAAGCCGTCCAACTTCCAGGTGATGGGCAGCGCCAGCATGGGGGTAGAGAAGGGGTCGGACGGGAGCCTTGCCATCGCCGGGGAGACGCTGTTCTACCTGAGCCGGACGGGCATCACGGCGTGGAGCGGGGGAATCCCCCAGAGCGTGGCGGCGGCCTTCGGCACGCAGCGCTTCCAAAACGCCGTTTCGGGCAGCGACGGGACGAAATACTGCGTCTCCATGGAAGACGCGGCGGGGGCATATCACCTGTTCGTGTTCGACACCCGCACCAGCCTGTGGCACCGGGAGGACGCCACCAAGGCGGTGGGCTGGGGCTGGAACGGGGCCCTCTACTGCCTGACCGCGGCGGGGGCGCTGTGGGCGGACGGAAACGCCAGGAGCGCGCCGGCGGGCGCGGTGCGGGAAGGACAGGTGGCCTGGAGGGCAGAGTGGGCGGACTTCTACGAGTACACCACCTATTCGTCCTCCTCCACGGCGACGCCGGAGAAGAAGGGCATCGGGAAGCTGCTGCTGCGGCTGGAGCTGGACGAGGGGGCAAGCGTGCAGATCGACATGCAGTTTGACAGCGACGGCGTGTGGCGCACGGTGAAGACCCTGCCGCCGTCGGTAAAGCGCAGCGAAGTGCAGCCGAAAACATTTTTTGCTTTTTCAGCCAGTTCCCGTGCGGAAATCGGCGTTTCGAGCGT